TATGTTTCCAACGAAGAAACCAGACATTGATAACATTGCAAAAAGTATTCTTGATGCTTTGAATAAACTAGCATACAGGGATGATACGCAGGTTGTAACGCTGCATATGGAAAAGCATTATGCAGAGGACCCACGAGTTGAAGTAGAGATAGAAGAAATCAAATAAGAAAAGGAGAATCGTTTTGGCCAGACAGAAAAAACAAGGCATCGATTATTTTTCTTTGGATTGCGATTTCTTTTCGGATAGGAAGATAAAGATCTTGAAATCCAGATATGGAGCAGACGGGATCACAATTTTCATTTATCTTCTTTGTGAAATATATAGAAATGGATATTACATCATTGTAGATGATGATTTTTACTATATCGTGTCAGATGATCTGAACATGAATAGTGATAAGGTGAAGCAAGTCTTGACATTCTTATTGGAACGGTCGATGTTTGATAAACAGCTTTTCCAGTCGGACGCTGTCCTGACTTCTGCCGGAATACAGAAGAGATTCCAGTTAGCAGTAAAAACAAGAGCTAAGAAGAATCCAATAAAAGTCGACAGGTTCTGGCTTTTAAATGAAGAAGAAACAGAACCTTTTATTAAAGTTACCAATTTTGAAGATAATTCTGAGAATAATACGGATAATTCCAAGAAAAATAATGATAATTCCCGAGAAGAATCCCTAAAGGAAAGTAAAGTAAAGGAAAGTAAATATTATTATAGCAATCCAGATCTGAACAGAGAGTTCTGTCTTTATCTTGATATGAGGAATCATACTGGCCCAACATTATCTGCAGAACAGATCAATGCCTTGAAAGAAGAACTAGATTCTCTGGCTGAGAATGATTCTGATAAGTTGGGCATTGTAAGAAAAGCATTTGGTGGAGGATATAAGAGTTTCTTCCCTACATCAAAGAAACGGAAGAAATCAACACCGAAACCAAAGAAAGAAGAAACTATACACAATTTTACACAGCGAGAAGTCAAAGATTGTGATTACGAGAATCTGGAGAAGCAGTTGTTAAAGAAACAGTTAGGAGATGACATAGTGTATGGATAGGATTGAACAGACAATCAGTAGTGTTGAAGTTGCTGAGATGGTAGGTAAAGCACATAACAAACTGATGAGAGACATAAGAGAATACATTGATCAATTAGCACAGTCCAATCTTGGACACGACGAATTTTTCAATGAATCAACATATGTAGATAATAACAATCGAACTCGACCATGTTACCAGATCACAAAGAAAGGATGCGAATTTATCGCTCATAAACTCACAGGAATTAAAGGAACCGAGTTTACAGCAAAGTATATTGATAGATTTCACACGATGGAGCAAATCATTGCAGATCATATCCCACAAGGAAAGGAATTGCTAGCGTTAGCAGTATTAGAAGCTCAAAAGACAATAAATGATCTACAGAGTAATAATGCTGCATTGTTAGAAGATAACAAGAGAATGAAACCAAAGGAAGCGTTTGCCGATGCTGTGTCCACGAGCGATACATCTATCTTGATTTGAGAGTTAGCTAAGATTCTTCGGCAAAACGGAGTGCACACAGGTCAGAATAGATTGTTCGCATACCTGAGAAATAATGGATACCTGATCAAAGGTGGATCAAGCAAAAATATGCCAACGCAGAAATCCATGGAAGCAGGGTTGTTTGAAATCAAGGAAAGAACGATCACAAATCCAGACGAGAGCATAAGAATAACAAGAACAACGATGGTTACTGGTAAAGGGCAGCAGTACTTTATTAATAAGTTATTGGCAGTAATGTAAAGTAGAAAGGAGTACCATTACAGACAACTTAATTCTTTACCTGATTAAGATTTCTCAAGTAACTATTAACAAATCATACGATGTAAACATATTTTTTCAAGTTTCTGTTTATTTTCATGATCTAGATTCAGTATTACAATTATCATTTTGCAAACCACAAACAAGGAATCGCAATGAATTATACAATCAGGCAAAAAGTAATAGGACAGTGATTGGGATAATTCATTGTTTCAGGTAAAGAATTAAGTTGTCTGTGATCATACGAGTAAGAGGAAATAACGATGGGAAAATTAGATAAAGAGCAGGAAGCAAGAATGGCAGGAATGGCGTATGCGTTAGCTATTGCAGAAAAAAAGGGAATTGATGGATTAAGAAAAGAGCTTCAGATGCGAGGAGCATTGAGAGTTGGACTTCTGATCGACAACGACAGATTAGATAAAGCTTTTGAAATCCTAGCAACAACACTCTATGGAAACATCATGACAACAGCATTATCAGCACTGGCAGATAGCGAAGGCTTTGGAGAAAAGAGGCTTCGAAGATTCAAAGAAGCATATGATCATAAATCCATGTGCCTGGTATCTCTGGATCAGTACGCAGAACATTTTGTAACATTTGAAGACATGGCAATTGATTTAAAGAAACGTTATAACATCGACATGAATGCAGAAATGATTGCATCAAACCAGGAAGTGATCGATAAAGGGCGAAGAGTGTTACCGAATGTGATTAAGTTATTGGAGCATGAGAATCAACACGAGGCAGCAGATGTATTAAGAGAACATTTACATGAGGCGGTGGCAGTATGGTAAACAAGAAAGAATTTAAAGGCTACATCTGTGAGATCACAGGCAAGCCAATTAAGGACATGAAGCTGTGTCCGGACAAGCAGCAGAAGCTAAGGGTTCGGATCAAGTGTGATGATAGTTGTATTCATTGTGAGAAGGAGAAAGAACATGAATGTGATTAGAATAAGTGAACGAAAAGGTACAGAAGCAAGAGGAACTTGCACAGAATGTGGCAAAGAATCACGAGAGGACCAAGAAATTTTAAAAATAAGATTCGACCATTATGAATCAAGCATTTTCTTGTGTGAAAGATGTCTTAAAACTTTGCATCATGTTATTGGAACATGGATTAAGGAGTGAAAAATGTGTACATTACAATTTAATGTAGATGGAGAATTTATAACGGATCTATCAAGAGAATGGTTTTATGTAGAGGGCAAGGGATACGACAAGTGCATAGAGCTGTTAAACAGTTGCATGAGTGGAACTGATGAAACCAAAGACCAGATCAGAAGGCATGCGGAAGATCTTTTACTTGGACGTGCAGCGTTAAAAGGCAGCACAAGAGAAGGTTCTTACCATCTGGAGATATATGGACCTGAAAACGAAGAAAAAATGCCGGAATATATGAACGTATGGGATATTGTGGGAGAGCAAAAGAAAGTTAAAGATGAATTAGAACGGTATAAAATGCGTTGGAACGTTGCAATGAAAATCATTCCTAGATATCTAAAAAAGAGAATTGCTGATGAACTTGATGAAGAGATTACAGACCCACAGCTGGTAGTATCAAGAGAGTTAGATAGTTATATGAAAAGAATGCTTGATACAGAGGAACATACAACCAAAGATTATGGCTGGTTAGAACCAAGCGGAAAATTCCATGCGGTAAAATGGGGAGATCATCAAAAGTGGGCTTATGAGTATTTAGAAAGTAAGGTAAAAAATGACGAAGAATATTCAAAGCTGCCGAGACTTTATGAAGCTGGGGATGTATTGACAAAAGAAGGCTGGGTACTTCTTCATAACCCGTCGCAGGGCATTGCAATAGCAACAAGAAATCCATGCAAAGATTATACAAAGGCACAG